TCATTGGTTGGCATTGAATTCCCTCCTGACAAACGGGCCTGCGCCATATTCCTCGGACAGTTGTGCAGCGGCGATCTGGAATGGACCGGCGGACAGCGCCATGTTCAGAACCGCCTGCGGCAACTGATATTCCGACGCGGTGGTCGTCGCCTCGTGCAGAACCGCATCGCCCTGCTCCACCCGCAGCAGATACTGCTCCCGCGCCTCGCTCAGCGGCACATCCGGCCCGTCCCAGCCGTCACCGCCGATCCGCGTCCGACGGATCCAGCTGACGCGCGGCCCCTCCAGCCGCAGATGACAGGGCGCATAGGGACGCAAGCCGATCCCCCGGATCGTCACCGCCCGCTGGCGATAGCTGGCATCATCCACCGCGCGCATCGCCGGGCCGATGCGCCAGAACCGCTGCTGGCCGCGTGCCGATGGCGGCAGATCCAGTTGCTGCGCCGCGCCATTCATCAGCACGACCAGAGAACCGGTGGGCCAGACCTGCGGCATGATGGCATCCGTGCCGGCCTGCCCCCGCAACCGCTCGCGAATGTCCCACAGATCCTGACCGACGGGTTCGGCGCGCTGGAATTGCAGCAATTCCCAGTTGGCCAGACTGCCATCCCCGATGGCCAGCACATTGCCGCCCGACAGCATCGCCCGCCGCGTGACCGAGGACAGAACCTCGGATTTCAGCCTGATCCGCAAAGGTGCGCCACGATCGATGATGCCGGGACGTGCTGCCAGCAGCGGCACCTCGGTCCGGCCGATCACGGCACGGCGGGACAGCGCCAGATTGAACTCGAAGCCGCCATCCTCATCCAACGCGCCATAGGCCGCGACAGAGCCGGGCCAAGGTTTTGCCGTCACCGCCAGCCAGGGCGCATGCGGCACCTCGTCCCCGCGCATCAGCGGCAGATCCAGCAGCACCGGCATCACCGGCATGGGCGGGGTATAGCGCCGGATCGGGCCGTCATCCTCGACCGACGGCGCGGGACGATAGACGCCGGGATCGACCCGCACCGCCTCGACGGTGATCGCCCCTGCCCGCTCGGTCCGGTCGATCCGCCACAGATGCGCGCGGCCCGCGCCGTGATCGACGCTGACGACATCCCCCGCCCCCAGACGCGACTGCGACGGAGGCAGGGCAAACCGCGCCGTATCGCGGGCAATCTGCGCCTCGGCCAGCCAGCGCCCGGCGATCCCGCGCCCTTCAGCCCGTGTCAGGACCAGAGGAAATTCACTCTCGGCCACGGCCTGCTGGTCGGGCTGATCCGGCAGCATGGTCTCGGCGGTCGAGGCGGCATAATCCCCCCCGGCCTCGACATGGCTCAACCTTATCCGCCCGCTCAGTTGCAGATCGGCAGAGCGAGTGACCTCAAAACCGCCAAGTTCATCGGTGACGGCCAGATTTTCGGGGGCGATGCTGGCGACCGGCAAGCCCTGCCGCATGACGAAACGCAGCACGCCATCGCGTTCGACCGCATCGAAACCATAGGCCAGCATCAGGGGTTGCAACGCCGCCCGCCCGCTCTCGTTGCCCGACAGGACATAGCCGCGCACCACGCCCGACAACCGGCTGACATCAAACCGGGTCACGCCCGCCATGCGGCAGATATCGCCCACACAGGCGGCCAGCGTGACCGCCCCCGCGCGCCCGTTCAGCCAATGCCCGCGCTCCCACGCCGGGCCGTCCGACCACAGATCACGGCGGTTCGGAAAGGCCGGATAGGGCCGCGCATCCCAGCACCAGACATGACTGCGCGACACATCGACCATGCGCCCGCCGCCGGTCATGGCCGGGTTGTTCCGCGGATCGTCCCAATGGGCCGAAACCGCCCGGACATAGGCCGCCTGCAACGCATCATTGCGCCGCCCGTCCGAATAATGCGGCAGCACGCTTTCGGAACTCATCGCGTCCAGAAACTTGTTGGGCTGGTTGGTGGCCTTGTCCAGCGCCGCACAGCCGATCTCGGTGAACCAGACGGGCTTCGAGCCGGGCACCCATGCACTCGCCTGCTGCGAACGAACCCCGTCGGGCCGGTCGTAATGCAGGTTCTGCCACCAGCTTTTCAAATCCTTGTAACGCCAGACCCACGCCTCGTCATAGCTGCCGTCGGTGATCGGCGTGCGGATCTGCGCATCGCGATCCGCATCCGAGGCATAGAACCAGTCATAGCCCTCGCCCCCCGCGACATTCGACAGCAGGTAATCGGGACCGTCGATCCGCCCCCAATGCGCGTCCAGATGGTCGGTCCCATCGCGCCAGTCCGACAGCGGCATGTAATTGTCGATGCCGATGAAATCGACATTGTCATCGGCCCAAAGCGGGTCGAGGTGAAAGAACAGCTCTCCATCTCCGGGGTGGTGGCCGAAATATTCCGACCAGTCCGCCGCATAACCGATCTTGACCGAGGGCCCCAGGATGGCGCGCACATCAGCCGCCAGCTGCCGCAAACCCGCCACGGCGGGATAGCTGCCCGCCGCCCCCCGGATCTGCGTCATACCCACCATCTCGGACCCGATCAGAAAGGCGTCGATCCCCCCCGCTGCCGCGCAAAGATGCGCGTAATGCAGGATGAAGCGACGATAGGACCATTCGGCAGGGCCGTGGTAATCGACCCTCTCGCCCTCGCGCGAAAAATCGCCGACCGCCGCCGCGCCGAAAAACGCCGCCACCTCGGCTGCCGCCGCCGCAGACCCGTCGCTTGAGCCCACCTGCCCCGGCGCCAGCGCCGTCGTTATCCGCCCGCGCCAGGGCATCACGGCCTGTTCCCCGGCGCCATAGGGATCGGGCAAGCCGTTCCCCGCCAGTTGCTCCATCAGGATGAAGGGATAGAACACCGCCTTGCGCCCGGATGCGGCAATCGCCCGCAATCCCTCGATCACCGACTGATCCGACGGCGTACCGCCATAGACGGGAGAGCCGCCAACCTGCGCGATCTCTTCAGCGTCCGAGCGGCCGATGCCCGCCACACGCCACGGCATCTCGGCCCCGTCATTGGCGACATGCTCGACCTTGGGCTGCACCCTGCAATGCCCGATCCGCAGATCACTGCCGAACCATGACACCACCAGCGAGACCGAACCGACATTCGGCAATTCCCGCCCCAGCACATCCATGGACACGGCGAAATCCGTCCCGCCCATCGGCGTGTTGACATTGATCGAGCGGCTTTCGCCCAGACCCAGATCCAGCGTCACCGGCGTCGTCGCCAGCGAATATTCCCCCGTGCCGGGAATCATCGCCACCGCCCGCACATCGGTACTCAGCCCGGTGCCGTCCTGCGCCGGGCGTGTGACCTCGAAACTCAGTTGCGGCATCCGGTTGCCCCAGCGTTCCAGATGCAGATCCTCCAGCACGACATAGGCGATGCCGCGATAGCTGGGCGCGTCCTCGCCCTCTTGCGCGGCGATGGCGGGGTCGGGCATCTGCACCTCACCGCCATTATAGACCCGCATGTTCAGATCACGCGCGGCGATCTCTTCGCCATCCGCCCAGACGCGACCGACACCAAGGACCACGCCTTCGCACAGGGCCAATGCAACCGACAGGCGATAGCTGATCTCGGTCACGGTGGGCTGGCGCGCGCCCTTGCCACCACCACCACTCTGGCGGGCGACCTCTTCCAGCGGCGATGCCCAGATCACATGGCCCGGCACCCGCATCTGCCCCCAGATCCGCGGGATCGAAGTCCCCTCGCCCGCCGTCTGCAATCGCAGCCGGTCGATGCGACCTGTCTCGACCGCCTTCGCGCCGCCACCCAGCAGGCGCTGGTCGATGGCGCTGCCGATGGTGGCACCGACGGCGCGGCCGATCACCGCACCCGACAGGCCCAGCACCGCGCCTCCGAAACCCGCGCCGATCGACGCACCGACTGCCGAAAGCACTATCGTGGCCATGCCGGCCTCCTTCCCTCGTTATGGAAATTCGAAACGCGCCGCGATGCGCAGACGCCAGGGCGCGCTCAGCGGGCTCTCAACCACGCCGCGGCGGTTATAGGCGTGGATGAAGCTGGGACCGCCCTCCACCCGCGCGACGATCCCCAGATGCTTGGCGACAGAGCCCGAGCGCATCCGGAACAGCAGCACCTGCCCCCCGGCCAGCGCCGCCTCCGGTGCGACCGGCAACAGGTGGCGCAGCGCCGCCTGATGCAACAACTCGCGCCCGCCGCATTCGCCCCAATCGGCGCTGTAGGGCGGCGGCAACTCGGGCTCACAGCCGTGGTGCTCGCGCCAGATCCCCCGGATCAACCCCAGACAATCGCAGCCCGCGCCGATCCGGCTGGCCTGATGGACATAGGGCGTGCCGATCCAGCGCCGCGCCAGCGTGACTACATCCTCAGCCATGACGCCCCGCCGCCTGCGGCGCGATCAGCCAATCCTCGGGCGGCAGATGGGGAAAGCCGCGAAAGTTCAGGAAATTGGCAAATTTCGTTCGACAGGTCGCGGCGCGCTTGTCGCAACCGGCGGTCAGCCTCAGCCAGTCACCCGGTTGCGGGATGATCGCCAGAGGCTCCCACAGTTCCATCTCGCGCAGGCCGCCGGGGCTGGCCACATCGCTTTTGATGGCCGATTTCAGCCCCTCGGCACCGCCATCCAGAACCAGCAGCACGCCATGCTCGAACCAATCCGCATCATAGGCCGGAAAGTTGTTGAACCGAAACACACGGCCTTCGTCGCAACTGGCAAATCCGGTCTCGTGGCGCAGGCTGTCCGGCGTCAGATCGACCCGGCAGGCGGCATCGCCCAGACAGGCGGCGCAGCGCGGATGATAGACCCGGCCAAGCGGGGCGCCCAAAGGCTCGGTCAGCCCGCGCAACTCGGCCCGAAACGCGCCAGAGGCCCGCGTCACCTCGCCCAATGACCCGCTGAAGATCAGCCGCCGCTGCGACACATCACGCCAATCCACCTCCCACAGGCGCAGATCGGCGCCGTCCCAGCGGCCCGCCATCAGATCGCGCTCGGTAATGGCATCGTCGCTCAGCGCGCCCTCGGCCTCGGTATTGTCCACCGCCAGCCCGGCTCCCTGCATCAGCGCCCGCGCCGACAATCCGCTGTCGGGGCGAAACCGCATCCCCTCGAAACGCAGTTCGGTGTCGTGATCGGTAAAGCCCAGCCGCAACCCGTCCGCGCGCAGCACCGCCCAGGCCCGCGCCAAAGTCGTCGTGGTCATATCCGAACCTCCACCACCGGGATCTGCGGCATCTCTCCGGCCTGAAAGGACGCCACCGAAACCGAGATCCGATCCGTGTCGAACCGCACCGGCACATCGAACTCATAACCCGCCGTCACCGCCGCGCCGGCTTCGGGCGGTTCGTGAAAGGTGATCAGCCCGCGGTCGTGATCGACATCATAATCCGCCTCGAAGAAGCGCTCGTCGCCGCCGACGCCCGCCCGGACCAGCCCCCGCACCGGCTTGGTGATCGGCCGGGCATAGCGTGACGGCCCCGAGGCATAGGTCTTGGTCAGCGCGAAGGTGACGGTCTGGCCATCGCCCTGCGCGATCTCCTGATCGTCGAAGGCAGGCTCGCGCGATGGCGGACAGCTTTTGTAATCCGACCAGTCCTTCCAGCGGAACCCATGCATCTGCCCCGCCCGCGCCTCGAAAAACGCGACCAGCGCCGCCAGATCATCCAGCGAGCGCAACCCCATCCCCGCGTCATAGCGCCGACGCGCATGGACCCAGGGGGAATTGCGTTCCTCGAACCCGTTGGACAGGGTGACGATCTCGGTGCGCCGTTCAGGGCCGCCAATCGATCCGAATGACAGATTGGCGGGAAACCTCACCTCGTGAATTGCCATCTTCTCGCTCCTGCGTCATGTGTTGCGGTCGCCGCGCGCAAGGATGCGGCCCAACTGGCCCGCGATCTGCGACTGGCTGCGCTGGAAACCCGCGACATCGGGCGTGCTGACATTGATCGTGACATTGACCGGCCGGGTCGCACCGCCCTGCGCGGCCACCCCCAGACGACCGTCTGCGCCGCGCTTCAGCGGCATGATCGCCTCGGGGCCTGCCTCGCCCATAAGCCCGGTCGCATTGCGCATCGGGAAATGCGTGGGCGCGCTGACCACGCCGCCGCTGGCAAAGGGCATCACCCGGCCCTGCACGAAGCCGGCGCCCTGCGCAAAGGGCAGCGCACCGGACAGCATCTGGTTCATGCCTCCGGCAATCGTGCCCGCAACGGCCTGCCCGACGGGCCGCATCGCGATGGAATAGACCGTGTTCGCGATGCCCTGCCCGACGTTTTTCAGCGCATCGCTCAGCTTCAGCCCGTCGAAGATCAGCCCGTCAAAGGCACGGCGCAACCCGCGCTCGATGCCCCCGGTCAGCGTGCCGACCTCGCGCCCGGTCAGGATCATCGACTGCCGCAGACGCGACAATTCGGCCTCGAATTCCGATACGACGCGGCCATTGCCGTTCAGGCGCTGATCCAGCCGGTCCAGCGCCTGCCCATAAGTTTCATTCGCCATCTTGCTGGCCCCTCATCCCGTTATCCGTCCCGTCCGCACCCGCAGGGCGATCGGGAAAGCGTGCCTCAAGCTCGGCCAGACGCTGGCGGTTCATGGGCGGGCTAAACGCCTCGATGCCCAGGATTGCGGCCAGTTCCGCCGGGGTCAGCGCCCAGAACTCGGTCGGGCGCAGCCCCAGACCGTGCAGCCCCACCCGCATCAGACCGGCCCAGTCCAGCCCCCGCCCGGCCCTGCTCATGCGGCACCGCGAAAGGCCAGCGCCAGCAGTTCCGCGGCCTTTCGCGCCGCCCCCGCCGCGCCATCGCCGATATCGACCGTCAGCAGATCCCCGGCCCGGCCCTGCCAGCCGCCGCCGCGCAGACCGGCGACCAGAACCGCCAGCACATCGCGGCCGGAAAACTGCCCGGCCTCGAACCGTCCGATCAGCGCAATCAGGCTGTCGGCGCCCAGTTCATGCTCCAGCTCCGACAGCGCCCCCAGCGTCAGCCGCGCGACATGGCGCTGCCCGTCCAGCAACAGCTCGACCTCGCCCCGATGCGGATTGACCATCACAGCGCCACAAAGCTCAGCGCCCCGGCCGAGGCCAGCGACAACTCATAGGTGGCCTCGCCGTTATGGCTGCCGGAATATTCCAGCCCGGTGATCTGGAACGGGCCTTCGATGGTGCCGAAATCGGGGATCACCACCTGAAAGCGCGGCACCTCGGCGTCAAAGAAGATCTGTCGCGCCCGCCCATCGCTGTCGGCGTCGCGAAACACCCCCGACCCCGAGATCGAGGCGCTGCGGACCCCCGCGCCACCCAGCAATTCGCGCCAGCCGCCGGGGCTTTCCAGACTGGTCACATCGACGGTCTCGGCGTTGAAGGCCAGCCGTGTGGCCCGCAACCCGGCGACGGTTTCATAAGCGCCATCCCCCGTCATATCCATCTTGATCAGCAGATCGCGTCCATTCTGCACAGCCATTCGCCTGTCTCCTCAGCCAAGATCAATTCGCGCGCGAAAGGTCAGATCGACCCGGCGCGCCGTACTGTTTTCCACCCGGCGCGCCTTGGCGCGCAGGAACCAAAGCCCCGCCAGATGCCCGTGATCCAGTTCCAGCCCGCCACGCTCCAGCGCCTCGGTCACGGCCAGCGCGGCGGCCTTGACCATGCCGAAACCGCCGCTCTGGCTGGTGCCCGACAGGACCGAGATCTCGAAGTCATGGCGCGATCCGCGCGCCGTGACATCGCCCGCCTCCTCGACCTGTTCGGGGCCGATCGAGACATGCACGCCACTGGGCGGCTCGACCGGCATCGCATCGAAAATGGCGTCGCCCACCAGATCGCCCAGCGCCTCATCGCCGCGCAACCGTTCATAAACCGCCGCCTGAAGCGCGACGGAAGCGGCATAGCTCATGCCAGTTCCTCCTCTTTCGCAAAGCAGGTCAGCCAGCGCCCGGCCCGGTCCTGTTCGGCCACCGCCTCGATCACGAACAGGCGCTGATCCAGCCGGAACCGCTGTCCGGGCGCGGGCCTGCGCACATCGCCAACAGGCACGGCGCGCAAGGTGATCTGCCAGGTCACGACACTTTCGGCGCTGACCTCGGCCTGACGTTGCACGCCGGACCGCGCCGCCATCGCCGCCCAAAGCCAGCCCAGATGCCGCCATTCGATGCGATAGCCGCCCAGCCCGTCGCCTTCGCGGTCGGGATGTTCCAGTGCCAGCCGGACATTCAGCACAGGCGGGGCCATCAGCGAACCTCCCGGCTGCCGCGCCCTGCCAGAGTGCGAACGGCGCGCCATTTCTCGATCAGCGCGCTGACCCCGAATGGCAGCACGGCGCGGGCATCCGCATCGCTGCGATCCTCATAGTATCGCGCCGCCAGCATCAGCACCGCCTGCCCCAGATCGGGAGGCACCTGCTGCCACCCCTCGCCGAACCCGGCGATGAAACGCAGCGTGACAAAGCCCCGGCGCGGCACATGCGGCAGGATCACCCCGGTGGGCACGACCATCGGCCGTTGGTTGTCGGGGATCAGCCGCCAGCTGTCGGCAGGCAGCTGCGTGACCTGGCCCATGCCATCGTCGATCTCGATCGCCTCGACCATCAGAACCGGCGCCAGCGGCAGGGGCTGGCCCAGCCGGTCGCGCCAGTCATCCAGTTGCATGCGGAACCGCCGCGTCAGCAGCACCTTGCCGGTCCGCGCCTCGATCGTGGCGATCGCCGCGCGCAAGAACCCGGTCAAAGCCGCCGTTTCGGCGGGATCGTCGGCGATGCCGAACCCGGTTCCCAATCTCAAATGGTCGCGCAGCGCGGCGACAGGCAGCGCCTCCGCCGCAGGCGCCGTTTCCTCGATCAGCATCATCTCGCGAACCTCCCGTCCTGTCGTTCGCCACATCCATCAGAAAGGCGAAGGCCCCTTGCGCAGCCTTCGCCCGTCACCTGCCCGGAAGGCGGGAACGCGCCCGCGCGCCGGCCATCAGCCGCGCGGACAGTTGCCAAGCCGGAACAACCGACACCGCACGCGTTCCCGCCCCTCGCCCGAACCTTTCGGATCAGGCGAACTGCAACAGCTTGATGGCGCGGAAATCGGTCACGCCACCGCCGACGCGCTTGGTGGCATAGAACAGGACATGCGGCTTGGCGCTGAACGGATCGCGCAGCACCCGCAGATCGGGCCGCTCGACCACGGTATAGGCCGCATGGAAATCGCCGAACGCGATGGCCGAGGCGCCGACGTCGATATCCGGCATATCCTCGCTGATCAGCACCGGATGGCCCAGAAGCTGCGCCGACTGGCCCGCATTCAGCGCATCCGACCACAGGAACCGACCGTCGCCATCCTTCATCTTGCGCACGCGGGCGGCGGTCTTGGAATTCATCACGAAACTCGCATTCGCGCGATATTCTGCGCCAAGCGCATAGATCAGATCGATCAGCGCGTCGGCGGGCGCATCGTCATCAAAATCACCCATCATGCCGGTCTCCACGGTGCCGATCTGGCCATCACCGCCCTCGGGGGTGGCCGCAACCGGATAGGACAGGATGCCGCGCGGCTTGGCCACGCCGTCACCATTGATGAAGGCCGCCGCCTCGGCGCGCGCAAATCGGTCGGCGATCCGCTCGGCCAGCCAGGCCTCGACATCGAATGCCGCATCGTCCAGCAACCGCTGGCTGGCCTTGGGCATGGCCGACAGCTCGTGAACCGGGATCGAGATCCGCTCGACCCCGCCCGCCGTGGTTTCCTCGGTCGCAGTCTCGCTGGCCCAGCCCGCGCCCGGCTCGCCCTTGTCCACCAGCGCCTCATAAACCGCGCTCTCGACCGTCACGACATTGGCCAGACGACGCAGCGAGGCCCCCGACAACAGCACCCGCTGCACCGTTTCCGCCACCTGCGGCGCGGCCAGAAAACCGCCATCGCTGGCAACCGTCAGACCCTTTTCCTCGATCACCAGACCGCGCAGCCCGTCATCGTCGCCGGAACGAAGATAGGCGCTGAACGCCTTCTGATGCGGAACCTCGGTCTCGGCCACGGTGGACAGGGGCGCGCGGCCCCGGATGGCAGTCTTGCGATCAAGCATGTTCATACGCTCTTCCTGTGCTTGCAGTTTCATCTGAATATCCCCACGAAACTCCTTGAGTTCATTAACGAACCCAAACAGAGACGCCCTCAGGTCAACGGCCATGCCGTCGCTGTCCGCGGCTTTCACCTCGGTCATTGCCTTCTCCTCATCGCGATGAACGGGGCCTTACCGCCCCTGCCAATCGAAGCCGCCGCGACGGGCGGCACGAACCATGCGGCGCATCAGCCGATGCGCGCGAAACTCATGCCCGCAGCGCCTCGGTCGCCGCATCCAGCAGCCGGGCGATATCGTGCAATTCCTGCGCGTCCTTGCGCCCGACCCGCGCCTGAACCAGCATCGGAAAGGTCACCAGCGACACCTCCCACAGCTCAACCTCGGCCAGCGCCCGCCGGCCCTTGCCGTCACGCTCGGCCCGGATCGTGCGATAGCCGATGGACAGCCCGTCGATGGCCCCGGCCCCGATCAACGCCGCGGCCTCTCGGGCCTGCGCCACCTCGGGCAGTAACCGCCCCTTGACCCACAGCCCCTTGTCATCCTCGCGGATCTCGTCCCAGACCCCGATGGGTTGCGCGGGATCGTGCTGCCACAGCATCCGCACCCGCTCGCCCCCCGCCGCCAGACGCGCCAGCGACGCGCGGAACGCCCCCGGCAGCACCGCATCGCCCCCCTGATCGGTCAGCCCGAACAGGCTGGCATATCCCTCGATCACATGGCCATTGCTCAGCACCGGGGCGCCGCCCGCGAATTTTACCTCAAGTCCCGAAATCATCCCTCAGCCTCCTTTCGGCGCATAGTCCAGGATGCCCTGCACCGCCTGGGTCAGGATCACCGCAACCACGCCATAAACGGTCATCCACAGCCGCCGCTCCAACCCCTCGATCAGCGCCTCGATCCGTTCCAGCCGCTTCTCGACGGCGCCGAATTGCAGCGCCATGATCCGCTCCTGCGCCTCGAAACGCTGATCGTGCCAGATGCCGTCCCGCAAAAAGCGCGACCCCTCCACCGGCTCACCCATCGGCCTTCGGCGCCAGCCCCAGCAGCGCGCGCTTCTCGGCATCGGTCAGGAACGTCGCCTCGCCGATCCGCCGCCATTGCTGATCGCGTTCGGTCGCCAGCGCCGGAATCCCGTCGGGATCGGGGCGCAGATCGACCTCCTCGCCCAGATGCTCGGACAGCCACCACGCGACCGATGCCGATACCCGCGTCGCCAGCGGCAGAACGGTCAGGCGATAGAACGCCCGATGCGCCTCGGCATAGTTGGAATAGGTCGCATCACCCGGAATCCCCAGCAGCATCGGCGGCACGCCAAAGGCCAGCGCAATCTCGCGCGCGGCGGCCATCTTGGTCTCGTGAAACTCCATGTCGCTGGGGCTGAACCCCATCGGCTTCCAGTCCAGCCCGCCTTCCAGCAGCATCGGGCGCCCGGCATTGCGCGCACCCTGATGGTTCATCTCGATCTCGCCCACCAGCCGGTCATATTGCTCGGGCGACAGCACCCCCTGACCATCGGCGCCGCGATAGACAATCGCACCACTGGGCCGCGCCGCATTGTCCAGCAGCGCCTTCGACCAGGCCGAGGCACTGTTATGCACATCCAGCGCCACCGCCGCCGCCTGCATCGGCGACAACCCGTAATGGTCGTCCTGCGGGTGAAAGCTCTTGATATGGCAGATCGGATCGGGGCTGCCGGTCATGTCGAACCGATGCCTGCGCCCGCCCACCGCATATTCATAGGCCACCGGCCAGCCATCGGCACCCGGCACGATGCTCATCCGGTCCGCGCGCAGCACATGCAGCTCTTCCGGCAAGCCCGACGCGTCCAGCCCCACCGCCTCCAGATAGCCATTACCCGACAGCAGCATCTGCCCGAACAGCGCCTCGAACAACTCGGCCCTCCCCTGCCCCGGATTGGGCCGCCGCAACAGATCCATCAGCGGATGCGTCTCAAAGCGCCGCCCGCGATCCGCACAGATCAGCGGAACCGCCGCCGCCGCCTCGGCGATCAGCTTGACAGATCGGAACCCGACCGGATTGCCGACAAAGCCCCCGCGCGTCAGACTGGCCGTGTCCCGCGCCGACCAGACCGCCCGCCCCGAGCCGCTGGCAAAGGCGACCACCCGCCCGGTCGCGCTGGCCTTCCTCTCCGGCGCGAAAACATCCTTCGCCTCCCGCGAAAACAATCGAAACGCCATGCTCGCCTCCTTGCTCACCACGAAAAAGGCCGCCCCGCAGGGCAGCCCATCCATCTTTGGTGTATAAATATCCTCTGGGGTCGCCGGGTGGTGCACCATTGGTTGGGGAACCACCCGGCGACCGGGCGGAAAGCCCCCGGCCTTGCCGTCACAAAACCCGCATCTGCGGTCGCCGCCAACCCGCCGCCGGTTCGATCATCAACTCATGGATCGCCCAGACCAGCGCATCCAGCCGGTCGGGCGATCCGCGCCCCTCGAAACCGCGCACCGTCATCTGGCACATCTGATCCTCCAGCGCGCCCAGCCCCCGCAAATGCCTGACCCGCCCCTGCTCGTAAAGCGCGGCGACAGGCTCTGCCCGCAGCCCCTTGCCCCGCCCGGCCCGCAAGGCCCGGAACGGCACCAGAGGATCGACCTGCCGGATCACGCTTTCCACCAGATCGCCGCCCTGATTGACCTCGGCCACCAGCTTTTCGGCGCCGTGCCGGTCCATCGCCGCGATCGCCGCCCGCGCCCAGTCCAGCGGCCCGCCCCTGATGGTCGCATCCTCCAGCACGAAGGCCCGCCAGTCGCGCGGCTCGCCCTCGGCCAGCACACCCGCGACCACGATGCCGCATTCGTCGCTGGCCTTGCCCGCTGTCACCGCCGGATCGACCGCGACCACGATCCGGCTCAGCTTCGGCGCCGACTCGACCCGGCAACCCTCCAGCCCGGTCGTGGTCCACAGCGCGCCCTCGACATCGTCCAGCAGCACGCCCTCCAGTTCCTGCCGCCCCAGCCGCGTGCCGCCATAGCGCGCCTGAACCTCGGCCAGAAAGCTCTCGGCCAGCCAGGCCCGGTTCGCCTCGGTCGGCGCATGGGTCGTCACGGTGCTGGCATTGCCAAGGATCCGCTTCAGCACGCCGACATTGCGCGGCGTGGTGGTGACCACCTGCTGGGGATGCTCGCCCAGACGCAGCGCGAATTGCAGCATGTCCCAGACCTCCTCGGCCTTCTTCCACTTGGCCAGTTCATCCGCCCAGGCCGCGTCGAACTGAGGTCCGCGCAGCGCCTCGGGCTCATGGGCGCTGTAAACCGTCGCCGTCGCGCCATTGGCCCAGACCAGCCGCCGCCGCCCGGCCTCCCAGACCGGACGGCGATCGGGGGGCGAGCAGGCCAGAATGCCCGACTCGCCCATCACCATCACCTCGCGCGCCTGATCAAAGGTCTCTCCGACCAGCGCGACGCGGCGGCAACGGCCCGGCGCGGCGGCGGTCGGCCCCTCGACCATACGCCGCACCCATTCGGACCCGGCGCGGGTCTTGCCCGCGCCACGCCCGCCCATGATGACCCAGCTTTTCCAGTCGCCCTCCGGGGGCAGCTGATGCGGCAAGGCCCAGAACTCGAACAGCCAGGGCAGCGACAACAGCGCATTGTCGCCCAGCCCTCCCAGAAACGCGTCAACCTGTTCCGGCGCGGCGCAGGCAAGCCAGGCGGCGCCCGATTTCATCTCGTGCCGCGTCAAGGTCGAGGCCACCTCCTCCGACCCCGCCGGCGATATCCTTGCGAAGTTTGTCAACCCTGTTCCTTTCCACCATCAGCAGATGAACCGCCTCGCGGACGGTCCGGGCCGTCTCGACGGCCTTCTTCAGCCGCGCCGGATCGACCTCGCCCAT